ATTTGTTTAACATCCTTGGTCAAGGATGTGTGATGGAAAGCAAAACAAAAGCTCGCACGTGATTGTGGGTACGAGTCCTTCGCCTACATCAAGCATACTAATAAATAAATTCCCCAGGGGACCAGCCTTTTTGTGGGTACTCGATAGTATTTTTGTGTAGGTGCTTCGCGCGCAATGTATCACAATGCTTACGCGGGCGTATACTCCGAAGAGTGACCATATACGCAATGGGAGATCAGGTCTCAACAGTTTCATAAAACTGAGTAAAAATGTACTAAGTACGCCAATGCCCACTGCCTACCATAAGGCTAACAAGCATGAAGGATTTCCTAAAATCCAATAAATACTAAACAGTAGTGTTCTGGTACGTTTCCTAAAACGCACAAAATACTATACGGTAGCGGACCGGTCAATTTCTTAAAATTAACAAAATGCATTAACCGCGATTCTGACCTTTCATATGAGTTATATTACTTATGAATGATCTACCTCGAGTTATGCGCGGGGCATCAACACCGTTCATCAATGGACAAGTCCACGGATAGAACAAATGGATATTTGGAACCGAACCTTTAACACGAATGCCAGGGCCCAGAGCCGTATTTCCACCAGTGCCTGATTGTCCCAGGGTTCCAAAAGCTGAATATTGAACATTTCCAAAATATGGGAAGGTAACATCTTTTACAATATTACTATTTTCCAAACCGTATCTTACGGTTCCGAAACCCTCCAGCATGTACATATCACCATGATATCCGTAAAACAAGGATCTGGCTTTATACAAAGGTGAGGCTTCATCTGACATCGCCATCGGTGTGGATGCCGACATCAAAGGCCTTATTACTGTCCATGGGTTGACTAGGACATCATTATCAGCACCAACGTATAAAGTTTGAGATCCCTGTGTCACAGGTGTATCATAGGGACATGGAGCGGCGAAAATTTGACTAAAGGTCACGGGGCCATCATTGATGACGTCCCTCACTTCTTCTAATTTTGACATCCCGATTCCTCCACTTTGGGTTTCGAAATCAAGATCGTCAGTAGGATCAAAAGTCAAATTTCCCTCGCTTTCTCCAATGGTGGCAAAACGCGCGCGAGCGGGTTTTTGCTCACCAAACCAATTGATAGCGGTATTGTTGGGATTGTATCTGGATACTGAAAAATCATCACCAGCTGCAATCTCAACATATGCCACAATCCTTGGAGCTGCTTCGGCAGGGGCCTGAAGCGGAGAAATAACACGCGAAATGAGGGTTCCAGAAACATCAGTACGATAAGCATGATTTAAAGAAAGACGATATGGACATACGATCTCAACAGAATGTTGTTCACGCAAATCCAAAACTACAGTATTGATATTGGCCCACAGATTCTCATCCGTAGGGTAAGCAGTTGATAAAGCTACATGAGGAACAAAACCAAATTGAATACGACCAGAGTGAAATTTAGAAGCAATAAAATTAATACGAAATTTAATGGAACCTTTCCAAAATTGAAACATATCAGTAGAAACAGCTAATTTGGTGGGGGGGGGAGCGGCAAAGGTTGGGGCAATGCCGACGAGATTTTTCGAAAGATTACATTCTGTATAGGGGCGGACATGTACATGAGTTGCAGTATATTCGCCTGTTTCATTACCAAAAGGAAGAAAGCCAAGAAGAGAATAAATTTTAAAATAATCAAGAATAGAATCAGAAAAGTTTCCTACAGGTTCAGTGAGAGTAGAAGTAAGAGACATAGGTTTCGCAATTCCAGGTGGATGTGCCACGTCGTCGACTCGGTCGCGACGGGCTACGACAGTTGAACCGGCACCATGTGAATGATGTTCAGGTCCTTGCGTTTGAAAGGCTCTGTCGTCGTCGTTGAATTGAAATCGCGTTGGAACACGAGGAGGATCAGAAGAACGAGCATGAATAGTAGAAAAGTCAGTAGGATAGAATAATTCTAGGTCCTCTAACCAGCACCACACTTCGAAATTTCCGTCAACACTTTGATAACCAGTTTTGTACGCCTCATTGATATTGAGGATATCTAAACGGCCAAGCATATTGTTTGACGAAAATTCCGACGAGTTAGCACCGAGTAGAGTACCAGTATCTAAAAAGCGGACAGGTTGCCAGAAAGGAATACGAAGTTCAGTAGAGGAAGTTTGAGAAATATCATGAACAACATGAGCAGTATGAAAGCCAGCAACTAATGTATAAACCAATTTTGTTGAAGCAGTAGAACCATTAACGATTTCATCAGGATCTTCTGTGTACATATCATTAGGCATATAAGAAATCAAATAAGCACCATTAGAAAAAGGCATAGCATTCGAAGTAATACGGAAGCAAAGAGTATATCTGGCTCCAGAATAAGATTTTAATTTATCAGAAACAGCAGGAGCGGAAAAATATTCAGATGGCCAAAGCCAAGCATGTTTAATTGTGAGCGGAGCAGTATCTAATCTAACCGGACGTTTGAAAAAGTGTTTGAGAGATTCGATATCTTCAGTTTGTTGGATAGTCGGAACCACAGAAGCCGAAGCCATTTGCGGAGCAGATTCACCTTGAAACGAAAGAATCGTGCGATCAACTGATGGCAATTCAGGAGCACCAAGCATTCCTTCCGAAGAAGTGCTTGTTAATCCTAAATCGCTACCAGCTATACTAGATTGAGCAGCTGTACCAACAGCGGAGCCAACGGCGCCACCAATGCCTGGGGCAATGGTGTCACCAATGACTGCGCCAATGGTAGGCATAGCAGAAATAGCCATTTGAGAAATTCCTTGGGTCATAGAGCCGAGAATACCTTCACCAACATTTGATGAAAGAGAAGAGAGAACATTTGAAGAACTTGTAGCAATGCAAAATATTTAGTCACAAAAAGTAGCATTAAACGAAAAGCGACATCAGGTAAGATCAATAGCCTATATTTACATAAAAGCGAGGGAGTGTCACACATTGATCAATAGAAATTAAATAAAATCTACACTCATAAATTGCAATTCGGGGTTTGCTGCTGAAACACAATTACCATTTCGTTTCAGCCCTATTTACAACAACGCAGTTGGATTTCCTAAAATCCAGAAAATGCTTAAAAAGCGTGTAATTTCCTAAAATTACTAAAATACTCATAGAGTGATTCCTACCCCAATCCTAAAGCAGTGGCATTTTTATCAGACCTTATAGGTCGCTGAAAATCCATTCTCCGTCAATCGCAACTTTGCTTCTGTTAGAAAGCCAGGATGGAATGACGGGGAGAGAGATTTTCGCGTCTCTAAAAGCTGAAACGACTTTCGAAGCAGCCGTCTCGTAAGTATCTTTGTCATAAAGACTCAACTCACGGAACGCGCACTCGCAATTGAGTTGTAATGCGAGTTTTGTTGGAATACCACGACGAAGCCAGTTGAAATTTTCACAAATGGACGAATAAGATAAACGTCCGACATATCGAGCAAGAGATTCATCGAAATGGAAGCCCCTTTTCAGGAACTCCACCTCTTCAATGGGACGGAACGTGATGTCCCGTCGATCAGATTTTGATTCGTCGGTGTAAGTCATACCTAACGATTCAGCGAAGACTTGAAGATGAGTTTGATTGAACATTTGAACAACGTCATTACTAACGCCAACAAGATGATCATCGCCCAAAGCGGTCGTTACAACATTTCTGTTGAACTCACGCATGGACGAAAGTGACAAAGGCACGGAAGATTTCCATGCCAATCTCACAATCAAATTGTTGATGATTGTATTGACGCAAGCAGTAAGATAGCAGCCAGAAGGCATAGAATGAAGCCAAGAATAAACAAAAGATTTGAAAACATGAGTAGAAGAGGCGATATCCTCAAACAAGGTGCGACGGAGAGTTGAATTTCCGTCATCTCCATACCAGGAGTCGATCACATCAAACGCACCCCACAAAAGTTCAGTAGAAATTCCACCATCCCAGTTACCGTAGTCACCGGCAATGATGTTATTTCCATGAACCTTCATGTGGGTCGCAAGAGTGTTCCACTCCGAGCCATATGGATTGACTCCGATTGACGAGCCATTGAGGATTCTACCCCTCATTTGAGAAGAACAAAAAGCACCAAAAGCAACACGACAAGCAACAGTAAAAGGAAGAGGAGAGCAATTGACAGAACGAGTTTTCATAGCCATCACTTTTTCGATAGGACGAGTTTCATCCTTTGGGAAATCAAGGTACAGAACGCCGGAGCGCTCGCCTTGGGAAGCTTTGGATAGAATATCCTCCACTTCAGCAATGAGCGTTGGACACACCCATGCAGGACCGGATTCGTCGGAATGTTTTATCCACGAAGCTTTGCCGGTTTTTCCCTTTGATTTGAGAGTCGAATAAGGATAACCAGGAGAAGTCGAAGTGCAGAGAGAAGGAAGATATTGATCATTTTCAACGCCATGAATTGCCTCATCGATTGTGAGCAACCGAACATACCTTTTTGGATCAGAATTCCATATCAGACGATAAATATCATCCGAACACTCTTTGACGATTGAAGTGTCAAGAGCGGGCAAGGCTTGGCCGGCCTTTTTCAAGGATTTCATCATAGGATCAACGGTAACACCGTCAACCTCCATGGGACGCAAGAAAGCAGGACGCACAACAGATTGAGCAAGAACACCAGAAATAGGAGAAGAGTAAAGAGAAGAAACACTACCAATGGAGGCGGGCTTTAAGAGCTCGCCTTCATATGTGAAATTACCAGGAATTGGCAACTCACTTTGAGAAGAGAAAATTTCAGTTGGAGTAAAAGAAGAAGAAACTTCATGAGAAAAGGAAGAACAACCAGGAGAGATAGTTTCACAAATAGAAAACATACACGATAATTTTTCTTGAGTAATAGGAATAGCACGAGCAATACCAGCAGTAGAAGCAGCAACATGAAGTCCACAAATTTTGCGAGGAAGAGAAGGATTCATTGAAAACAAAACAGATCCGCAATCACCCTTTTGGGTTTCCATGCGGGTCTCGATCAACTTTGCGCAGGTGCGAGATACACCATTGTCGACGTAGCCACGATTAGTTAAAATAGTGGCATCTGAGATTCGATACGCAACATGATTTGAACCCTCACGATATTGAGGAGTAACAAGAGTACATTCACGACCATCGACTTTTCGATAATCGTCCACAGTGATAACATGTTTGGAAATGTCTTTGCCTGGAGCAACAGATCGTGGCAAGACAATCATACAAAGGTCCTCAAAAAGACCATCAGACGATTCATGGAAAACATAATTCAAAGAAGAAGGAGACATATTATACATCAAAACACCATCAGAAGAATACATTTCAATATTTTCACTAACACTAGCAAGTTCGCAGAATTGTTCGACAGCATGCTTATACGTCAAGAAACATCTTCCCTTCATGATACAGCCATTTAAGGCAATATTCATTCCGGGACGACCTGTCTTGAGAATTCGCATGTTTCCAAGAGCCTTTGATGAGATCAAGCTCTGTGTGTTATTGTCGACAAACCCAGCGGTTTGGAAATCAGAATCACTTTCAGTAACAAATTGACGAGGACGAGCATTTTTAGACACAATTGATTCGACAACAAAGCCTTTTGGCTTGGCTGTCTTCGACACAACGGATTCAGAAATAAAAATTTTCGGTTTTGCAGTTTTGGAAACAACGGATTCAGTAGAAAAGACACCTTTAAAAGAAGAACCAACGGAATCGGAAACAGAACTAAAGAGATAAGAAATAAGAGCCCAAGAGGCAGCACTAGCAGTATAAGTCACAACAACACCAAGAATCAAAGCAAGAGTAGGATGAGAAACAAGAAGAGAATCAAAAAGACCCCAAGAGGTATTCAAAACTGTACGTCGAAAGCGAGCCCATGTCGTGAGTTTGTACTCAGTAGAAAGGCTTGCCTTGAGTTCAGCAGGAGAAAATTTTGTAGCCATAATAACCCTAAAGAAAACAGAAAGATCAGACTCAGAAAGAGAGTGGAGCCATTTTGCGATATCAGCCTCGATTTTGTCAGTGCCAACTTGATGGAAGACACGACCATATTCGAGATATGCGGCTTTTGACATGCCGCCTTGCTTGAAACGCATTTCGATTTTATATCCGGCGCGAGCCAGATGTCCACCAGATCTTTGCATGATTTGGAAAATGAGAGCATCAAAAGGTTTTGCATTATCTGCATCAGAAAATTCAACAGGAACTTGAAGACGGACACATTGTTCATCAAAATAACGAGAGAGATTCATACGAATTTCAGGACGAGCTTCAAGATAGGCATGAAGTTGACCCAAAACATTGATAGAAAGACACCAACCAGTGAAAGTACAAGTAGTAAGAAGTTTTGCAAGAAAAGGACGAGCTTCAGTTACCTCAGCAACAGAACCGCGGTAAAATTCAAGAACAGAATCAAAAGCAGAAGGAAGACCATCAGCCTCAATAGCGCAAATGGTCTTGTAAGCAAGCTCGACTCCAGTAAGACAGGAGTCGGGAAGGTCATAAAAAGAATCAGAAGAACCACATGGAGAAGGAATATTGTGAAATTGAAGAATATCAGAAAACTCTTTGAACTCTTTTTCAGTCAAAGTAGCAGAAACAGCATGAGCAGTAAGGCGAGTATGAGCTTCGAGAATAGAAAGTTTGATTTGAGGAGAAACAGCAAGTTTGAAAATATCCTGAATATCGCCTTGGGTGTACATCGAAACATCCACCAGATTGATAGGCGATTTGGCATACGTGTCATAAAAACCACGTGTGTCACCAGTACGGCACAAGTTAAGCCTGTATTCGTACGCAAGGATGGAAATGAATTCAGTGTAATTTACACAGATCGTTTGTCCACGATAATTTCCTTTGAAAAGATACACTGAAGGATCAAGCGGATCAGCAAATGGATTCATCTGCATCTTGTGGCGATTGTACTCACGAAGAGTCGTTGGAGAGCCACGAACTTGGACAACAGCTTGGTTGTTCAACACTTGAAATTTGAGATTGATACGATTTTCAAAGGCTTTCGGACATTGAAGAGAATTGATAGTAGGACTTTCAACATTAGAAGACAAAATAACAATACGCGGCTTCGCGAAAATGAAACCCTTGTCAGCGACATCAGCCATATGACGAGGATATGGAATGATATTGCCAAGACGGATAACTTCAAGCAAAGTTGGATCAGGAGTGTTTTTGGAATCAAAAATTTGAAAAGCATCATCATAATATTCGATCAGATTATCATTATTAGCACCATCGTGGTACTCTTGTTCAGGAAAACGCATGTAAATATTTTTAACCCATTGTTCAGGGTCCATATCTTCATCGATTTTCGCGATATCAATCTGCATCAGATTGACAGCGCCGGATTTTCCAACACCAGATTCACCCCACAAATACAAAAATAGTGGTTCGGGGCGAGGACCAGAAGCAAAAGCTAAATGAGACATAGCATCGCATTTTCTTTTCAAAGCGACAAGTCGTTGAGAGAGAATTTGCATATGAGCAGCAGGCACTTTCATGCTAGCAAACTCACCTTGCAATTTCAATCCCAAACGATAGACTTCAAAAAGAGAATCGACATGTTTGGCATCAAAAGTATCAAGAGAAGGAATAACACCAAGAAGAGCATCACAACGTTCAAGAAAAGGTTTCAAAGTTTGTTCGATTTCAGTAGCGAATGGGTTCTCCAAGTTAAGCTTGGAGCAACAAAAACGGATGACTTCTTTGAAGATAGACATCACCCACTCGATAAGTTGTATCCCGCCACGAATAGCTTTGGGAATGAGATCCAAACGACGAAGAACTTTATCAACGTCAGCGACCTTGGAATCAAGACCGCACAATTTGCACAAAAGACGAAAGAAAACACCAGATAAAGAAGAAAAGGTATCAGCTGGACCTTCAGTAGAAAAAGTACTATCACGGGTAGAACCGCGATTAGTATCAGAAGAAAAAACAAAATCACCAATATGAGCCATAACATCTTGCAAAGAAAAATTAGCATAAAGTTGTTGACAAGCAGGAAGAATGAGAATAGCTTTAGCAGCTAAAGAGAGATCAGATAAGAGTGCGACAGCGATAGATAAAATTGAAGGAAGATAAGTGAGAGCCATAGAAGTGAAAGACGAAGAGCTTTTATCAGGATCAGTTTCTCGTGGTTTGGAACCAAAGTTATGATTGACTTTGACTCCTTCTTCGCGGATTTGACGAAGCAATTCAACCATTTCCCGAAAATTTTGATTAGTGCTAGTGGTAGCAGAATCAACAGTTTCGGCAAGGTCGGAAGAGATCGAAGTAGCCCGGTTAAGGACTTCATCGATCTTTTCATTGAGTTCACTAGAAAGGCCCACCTCAGTTTTGAAACTGGGTAGCCAATCCTGCAAACCTTGCACGTCGAATTCGAAATCTCGAAAAGGCTGAGGAAGAACGGAGCGAGGACCAAAGCACGATTTGCACCATACTTTAGACTTGGCTTTTGGATTCAGATGACAATATTCCCAAGTGTGTTTGCAATCGGAATTGGCATAACACCTTCGAGAATGGAGAACCATCCTTTGTTGCACACTATCGCGACGATGAGTGTGTCCTTGCGTTTGAAAATCAGAATCAGGAACAGGAACGGGAGACACTGGATTGTGGTCCCGAACGAAATACTTGTGAAAAGAATAATAAGACATGGAAGAAACAAAGAAAACGTGATAATAACAAAGAGAATTGTGATGAGCATAGCATCTGAAAAGATGATCAAAGTCAAGAAAATGAAGATTGAGAGCACGAGCTTGTTCACGAAGAGGAAGAAATTCAGGAATTGTGACAATACGAACATCAGAAGCAGCAAGCTTAGATAAGCATGCTACGTCATACATAGACGTTTGGTCCGAAAGAAGAAGACCAGTAGAATCAGCGCAAAACTTGCGCAATGCAGCTTTTTGTTTCTTGTTGAACATTTCGACGGAGAACAATTGAATTTGTTTTGTAACCTCACAAGTGATCATTTCGTTATTTGTAGCCATTGTGAATTTAAAATTTGTTTAAAGACAAGTTCTGTAAATTTCGAAAACGCTTGAACTATAAAGTGCGAATTCTACATCGTTTTACCCGACAATCATCGTTCAAAATGGGTCACCACTGTAGGAAGACAGTGGATGAACTACGAATAAATATTTCGTGTAGTTCAAATTTTTGGCAAAATAACCCCCCAAATAAACAACGCGGTTGAAAGTACATTAGCAAAGATACTAATTAAGAAAATTCATAAAAGAGGTATACGACCGAACAGAGGAGGATGACGCTAATCAAGATCTCCAATGGGACACGTTTACACATCTTAAACTTCAAATCAAAACGTTCACTAACCTAAGCACGAGGAAGAAAACACCTTAAAAGCATAAGGAATTGAATAATATATTTAACATGGTTTTCACCATGGAGTAAGAAACAAGATACTCACTTTACGAAGAATATATATTTTTGGATTTTAAATTTTAATATAAAAACTACATACTAATAAAAGAACACTGGGTAAGGTTACTTCAAGATAAATCAAGACGTATTCCCAAATAAGAATGAAAATATATAAACTAAGACAACACAAACATAAAATAAATAAGTTTAAGTTAAAAGTAATGGAATAAAAATTAAGGTAGTATCGAACAGACAGGAATAAATTCCCGAATCAAAATATAATTCTGTAAAGAACGAGTTAACGAACCCCTAATAAAATCCCCTTTTCCA